TTCCTGTGTCTGACCCGAATATTTTCTCTATGAGCCAACGTGTCATGCTGGCGCAAGAGATGATGGCCATGGTTCAGTCGAATCCACAGATCCATGGGCCGCAAGGGATCTATAACGCATATCGTCGTATGTACGAAGCGATGGGTGTACAGCAGATTGATCAGTTGTTACCACCACCGCCGCAACCACAGCCGATATCTCCAAGCATGGAAAACTCCATGTTCTTACAGGGCCAACCTGCACAGGCGTTTGATACTCAAGACCATGATGCGCACATCGCTGCACACATCTCTTTGTTGCGTTCACCGATTGTGCAGAACGTGCCGCAAGGTCAGATGCAAATCGCTGCGATGATTCAGTCGCATATCTATCAGCATATTGACTTCAAGGCGCGTGAGATGGCGATGCAAGACCCGCAGATCATGCAGATGAATCAGCAGATGCAGATGATGCAACAACAAGCTCAAATGGATCCTATGATGATGCAGCAGATGCAGATGATGCAGCAGCAAATGATACCGATCATGGAAGACAAGGTTGCAACGATTACGACGCAGCTGCTTGAACAGTATGCGCCAGCCATATCTGCACAAACACAAGAGGATCCTTTGGTCGAGTTGCGTGACCGTGAGCTTGATATCAAAGAAGCGGATATGGAAAGAAAGGCGCGTGAAGCCCAACAACGTATCAGAATCGAACAAGAGCGTGTTGATAATAATAAAGAATTAGCTGAAGATCGCATGGATCTTCAGGCTGACACAGCTGAGATGAAGGATCAGATCGCCAGAGAGCGTATTAATGTTCAACGCTCTGCCCAGATGGCGAAAACGGCTGAGAACGTAGCCAAGAATTTCTTCGGAAATTAGGAGGATAGATGAGTTCAGTACGCCAAAAGATGGCTGAAACACAGAAGGCTCAAAACAAAGCAGAAGAACAAGCACGCCTTGGCGTTGAAGCAGTTGCCCCAGTTGTGGAGCCACCCCCTGAAAAGCCAAAAACTGAAAAAACTGAAAAACTGGAAGCCAAGCCAAAGAAGGCCGCACCTAAGAAGGCACCAGCAAAGAAAGCAGCAGCGCCTAAGAAAGCGCCTGCTAAAAAGAAACCTGCACCGAAAGGGAAGAAGTAATGAAAAGACAAACCAGTTTTCCACAGCCCAAGGTCACTGACAGCAAAGTAAGCATCAAAGACCAAGGGACTGTGGAATATTCAAAGTCAGAGTCTGTTGCCAATCCAGGCGCACCTAAGCCCTATGGCGCAGGCACCATGCGCGGCACAGGCGCTGCACTGCGTGGTAAAAAGTTTTCTGGCGTTTACTAGGAACGTTAAATGGCTGAGCCTAAGTATCGCTTTGTAAAAATGAAGAAGCCGCCTAGGGGGCGCGGTGTTCGTGGCGCTATGGCGCGTCAAAAATTTCAGAGAAGCGGTGGCCGAAAGAAGCAGATACTTAATCCTAAGACAGGTAAGTATGTTGATGTTTTGTTCGGTGAAGCAGGCCAAAGGCAGCTACAAAAATTATATCCCACAAAAGAACGCGGCGAGTCGATCAAGAAGGTAGAAAAAGCCAAGGTAGAACAAGCCAAGCGAAGAACTGAAGCGCAGAAAAAGTTTGACGCTGCAGTTGAAGAGACAAAGAAAAAGCGTAAAGAGAGGGCTGCAAAAGCAGAGCCACCACCGCCAACCAAAGGCAAGTTAACTCGTGGCCCTGGCTCAGAGGCACCTCCGCCTCCACCTAGAATTCGTATTACAGAAGAGAAGCCTAAGCCGCCCGTAGCAGATCTTTCTGAGTTGCCTATTCGTGATCAGAAAGAACTTAATGCTGTGTTAAAAGATTTGAAGAACAGAGTTATTTCTCCAGATTTCAGAACACCTACGCGAGATGAGATTGCAGAAGCAGTAACCAAGGCAACCGGCGGTAGGTTTACACCTCCAACATCAAAAGTTGCAGAGCCTCCCCCACCAAAGGTAGAGCCTGTTGTGCCAGCGCCCACGGGCGGCATGTCTAGTGTTGTCAAAGCAGATGAAAAAGCTACTCCCGGTAAATTAAGCGAACTGTTTGGTGGAATTGGCGGTGGATCTTCTGCAAAAGATAGATATGACGGAGGCGGCATCAACCCAGGAATGGGTGTTTATCGTCCAGATGGAACTGAATACAGGCTTGCAGATCCTGATTTTGATTATAAAAAAATGGCGAGAGGTGAGTATTTAACAGAAAAACCCGCTACCTCAACACCTGCACCTGCACCTGTACTTACACCTACGCCTCCTGTATTTGATGAAGAGCCAAAAGAAATACCTCAAGAGGTTATTGACCGACTAAATGCTGGAAGAAAATCTGGGCCTGCACCCGCACCTACACCTGCGCCTACGCCTGCACCACCACCTCAGTTTGTGAACATGGATCCATTGCGAGGTGTGCGTGAAAGGTATGTGCCTACTAATATCCTTGGGCAGTCTTTTGACCCTGGAGTGCGTGAAGACTATGCACGGCGCATGATGCAAGCAGGGGCAAATGTCCAACAAGGTGGTGTTCCAACATTCCAAATGCCGACATCTGCTGTGCCACAAGTGCAGTTTGGTGGATACGGCGCGCCTGTTCCAATGGCACCGTTAGCGCCATACGCAGGTTTGGGAGGCCCACTTCCACCGCCTCCACCGCCTCAGCTGGCTAGTGGAGCGGTTGTAAATCCAGGCACAGGTGAAGTTGAGCCTATCGGCTATGTGCCGCCTTCAATAATACAAGGCCCGATCACTTAGATGGATTCGATAGCTTTGGCTTCTTACATGATGAAGAAGTTTGAACAATACGAGCAAGGCATTATTGAATACACAACGTCGGGCAACATTAAGACGATGGAGGATTACAGATTTGCTATGGGTGAGTTATCAATGCTTCGCACCCTGCGCGACGAAATAAAAGAAGCGTTGCAGTTTGAAGGAGACCCCACCGATGAGTGATCTATCTTTAGATTCCATCGCACCAAAACCGTCTGTTACAGACGCATATGTAAGCGAAAGCGAAAGGGTTTTAGACCCTACCGTGTTAGACAAATCTTTGGTTGAAAGGATGCCTGATCCTACAGGATGGCGATTACTGGTCTTGCCATACAAAGGAAAAGGCGTAACAGATGGAGGCATACAGCTTCTTGAGTCCACAGTGAGCAAGGAGAACTTGGCTACATCTGTTTGTTATGTCATGAAAGTCGGCCCATTGGCTTATCAAGATTACGATAAGTTTGGTGGCGAACCATGGTGCAAGAAGGGTGATTGGGTGCTTATCGGCAGATATGCAGGTGCTCGGTTCTCTTTAGAAGATGACCACGAGGTTCGCATCATCAATGACGATGAAGTGATTGGAACAATTCTTAATCCTGATGATATTAAGTCTGCATAGGTGAAACATGAGCGAAGAAACATTGAGCGAAGCGTTATCTAAGCTAGATAACGAAGAGAATATAAACAAAGCTGCGCTCCCAGAGGGGCGTAGAGTTGAAGAAGAGGTTCAAGAAGAACCTGCGATTATTGAGTTTTCTGAAGAAGAAGCTGAAGAACTCGCGCCCATCACAGAAGATTCTATTCAAGAAGACTTTGACGCGCCAGAACAAAGCGAAGAAGAAGAGCTTTCTGAAGTTGAAGTAAAGGCTAGAACGGCTCAAAACAGAATCAATCAAGCTGTAAAGCAAGCAAAAGAGTATCAGCGCCGTGAGCTTCAGGCATTGCAGTATGCCAAGGAGATCAAAGCGCAGAACGAAGCGTTGGCTGAGCAACTCAAAAACACGCAAACATCCAGTGCTGAGCAGAATATAAAGATTCAGGAAAACTACAGCCAAGAGATGGAAAACCGTGTTGAGACACAGGCTCAAGCGGCTAAGCGTAATCTCAAGACTGCTTACGAATCTGGTGATCCAGAAGCAATGGCAGAGGCTCAACAGCTTCTTGCACGCGCTGAAGCGGATCGAAATGCGCTTGCAAAGTATCGGCAAGAACTTGCTGAATACAAGGTGCAATACGATGCGTGGCTTGAAGAACAGAATCAACTAGCAAACGAAGAACCAAGCTTTGAAGAACTTCAACGTGAACAAGGTCTTACCAATCCCGTTTATGGACAACAAAATCAACCTGTCTATCAAGAGCCTTCTGAGCGAGCACAACAGTGGGCGACTGATAACGAATGGTTTGGAACTGATCAAGCGATGACTGATCAGGTTATGGCAATTCATAATCGATTGGCCGCAACGCAGATTGACTTAGAATCTGATGAATACTACTCTCAGATAGACAAACAAATGAGGGATGCTTTTCCTCATAAATTTCCCGCAGGAGGCGAACAACAACCCGTCCAGACCGTTGTCTCCAGTACGCGCATAACAGGAAGTGGACGCAATCAAAAAAATCGTACAGTTGAACTAAGCCCCAGCGAACAGCAACTTGCTAGAAAATTAGGGGTTCCGTTCAAGGAATACGCAAAACAAAAGATGAGGTTACAAGGTTCATGAGCGAAGAAAGTAATACACCAGGTTCTAATAGAACCCCAAGAAACGCTTCTTCTCGGTCTTCAAAGGCTGCAAGAAAACCATGGACTCCACCTCAAGTATTGGAGACTCCACCTGCTCCTGAAGGAATGCATTACCGTTGGGTGAGAACCCATATACGGGGTGAGTCAGATAAAACCAATGTGCACATGCGCTTTCGTGAGGGGTACGAACCTGTACATCCAAGCGAAGTGTCGGGCTATGAGCTGCCTGTTATCGATGATGGTAATCACGCAGGAACAGTCGGTGTTGGTGGTTTGATGTTGACTAAGATTCCGAAGGAAACAGTGGAAGAGCGAAATGCTTATTTCGCGCAACAAACAGATCAACAGATGAATGCTGTAGATAATGACTTGATGCGTGATGAACATCCTGCAATGCCAATCTCAAAAGAGAGAAAGACGCAGGTATCTTTTGGTCGAGGCAACAAATCGTAGCCTCTTTTTGATTGTGTTTAACTAGGAGATTCAAAAATGGCAAATCAAGATGCCGCTTTTGGTATGCGTCCAGTGCGGATGATAGGGGGAGCGCCCTATACCGGAGGACAAAGCCGATATCGAATCGCCGCTAACTATGGCACCGCTATCTTCCAAGGAGATATGGTTGCCCAGGTAACTGGTGGTACGGTAGAGGTACACGCAGACGGAGGCACTGTGCCTATCGTTGGCGTTTTCAACGGTTGTCAGTTCACTGATCCTACAACCAAGGAACAAGTGTTCAGCAATCACTATCCTGCAAGCACCAACGCTTCAGACATCATCGCTTTTGTTATTGATGATCCGAATGTTGTGTATGAAATCCAGGCTGATGATACGTTTCCAGTTGCCGATCTCTTCGGCAACTTCGATATTGTTTATACCAGTTCTGGCAGCACAGTGACGGGCATTTCAGGCGCAGAGCTTGATGTCGCCACTGGCGCAACAACTGCAGGGTTGCCAATTAAGGCCATCGACATTTCTGCTGACCCAGAAAACTCAGATGTAGCCTCGGCGAATACCAACGTACTCGTTGTTATTCAGAACTCAATCTACGGCCAGAAAGGCGCGGGACTAGCATAGGAGGCTAACTAATGGCTATTTCAAGAGCACAATTAGCCAAAGAGCTAGAGCCTGGTCTCAACGCTTTATTTGGCATGGAATACGCTCGTTATGAAAACGAGCATGCCGAGATCTTTGAGACTGAAGCTTCAGACCGAGCGTTTGAAGAAGAAGTCCTGATCGTAGGCTTTGGTAATGCGCGTGATAAATCTGAGGGGCAAGGCGTTGCATACGACCAAGCTTCTGAAGGTTTCACTGCACGTTATACGCACGAAACCGTCGCCTTAGCATTCTCGTTAACCGAGGAAGCCGTTGAAGACAATTTGTATGACCGCCTAGGTGCACGTTATACAAAGGCGTTGGCTCGTAGCATGGCACACACTAAGCAAGTGAAAGCTGCAAACGTGTTGAACAATGCGTTTAGCTCTAGCTTCTTGGGCGGTGACGGCAAGTCTCTTGTCGCTACTGATCACCCTCTTGCTGG